ATAAATTATAAATTATAAATTATAAAATATAAATTATAAATTATAAAGAAAAACATTAAACTTATATAAAGTTATGACTAAAGTTATGACTAAAGTTATGACTAAAGTTGGAATAAAATCTACTATTTATGACCCAGATACAGATTCTGTAAAGCATGTAAATGATACATATGATGGCAAACCATTTTTTAGAAAAAATTATGGAAAACCACATATGTTCTTGGAATATTCAAAAAAGATGGAGCTAGCAATAGTTAAAATATTAATGGAACACCCACATCCAAATGTTGTATATTATTATGACATCAATACTCAGTATGCCGACATGGAACAAGTAGAAACACATAAATCAAATCCGTTATATAACCCCGCTTTAACACGCGAAGACTTAAATGAAATAATAGAAGTAATGAGTAAAGTAAAAGATTTTTTACAAGCACTAGGAATTATGTATGTAGATTGGAAATTTGATAATATGGGAAAATCTGTTGATGGAAAATATAAATTGTTTGATTTTGATGCGTCTGGACTAAGTGATTTAAAAACACAACAATGGAAACTCAAAGCAAATCCTATGTATTGGAGTTATAATGAGGCAATAAAAAACGGAGCACAAACACCAAAAGAAATAGATGATTGGTCTTTTAACTATAATATTATTGAAGAGGGGGAAAAAATGATTAGGTTACCATAAATAAACATGACTCAATATTTTAGCATTATAATAACCTTTTGATTTTCTCTTTTCTAATGCTATTGCTGTTCCTCTTTTTTTTGTGCCAGAATGCCGATTAAAATAATTTTGCATACGTTTGCGATCATTATGATTTTTATAAGCATATAATTTTAAAGGAGTTCTGTCTTTAAATTGTTGATAATCTGATGCGCCAAAATGTATTTTCCGTATTTTTTGTGTTGCTTTATTTTTAATGTATGCTGTGTATTTTTTCCCCGTAATTTTACTTCTCTCAAACTTAATAATTTTTTCGTGCATTATTCTTATAAAATATCTTTTATTTTATATTAACTATAATTTATAATTTAATAATTTTATAGAATAATTTATAATATTATGCTATAATAATAATATAATATTATGAATGTTCCTATTAAATATTTACCTAAACACATAAATAAAAAAGATAAAAAAATATTGTCAAGTGAATTAAAAAAATCCCGCAAAGCTTATAAAAAACACTCTTATTATACGCGAAAACATATTGCGTCATATAAATCTAAACCTTCAAAACATTTATACAATGTTAAAAAATTATATAATATTAATAAACTAGTACTCAATGCTAATCTCTCAAAAAAAACAGGCTGTTCTATAAATTCATTACGAAAAATTGTAAATAAAGGACAAGGAGCATATTATTCGTCTGGTTCTAGACCAAACCAAAATAGTCATAGTTGGGGATTAGCACGTTTAGCAAGTTCTATTAGTGGAGGAAAAGCATCAGCAATAGATTATAAAATATTAGAAAACGGATGCGGTAAATCGTCCAAAGCATTAAAATTGGCAAAAAAAGCACAAATAAAATATAAATATGGAACACATAGAGTAAGAAAAACAAAATTATTATAAATTAGCAAGAACCCAAATTTTTATTTAGAATACACTAATCCCGCAAAACCATTTTGAAACAATAATATATTATATTTTTCTTCTATAACATGTAAATTGTAAAAATACTTATAAATACTAGTTGGGTCTTTTGATACCCCAATAATAGCACCCGTTTCTTCATCACAAATAGTGGTAAAGTTCGAACTTATGGGATCAATAGGAGGATTATTATAATTATTATACTCAAATTCAATTGTTTTAAACAAATTAGTATTAAATGCCCCGCTTGGTTGTAGTTTAAATGGATCTGTTGTTAATGTGAAATTATAACAATATAATCCAGTCTTTGAACAAGATCCATTAGATTTATTATATTTTTCCACTTTACTAAAAACATTACTATCAAAATCTTGTTCTCTATATTTACCATCACAAATTATAGCAAAATTCTTCATTATTTCACACTGATTGGTTTGTGAGTATATGTCTGGACTATATCCTGTTATATAAATGTTTTTTGAAGCATCACCATTATAACTAAATTGCGGAATATAATACTTATACTCATTACTGATATTAAGTTTTTCTAAATCATTTGGAATCTTGTCTTCATATAACCAATTAGTATAATTGGACCATTCATTTCTGGAAGCAATATCGCTTCTTTGAAAATACCACATCCAACTACATATTAAACCTTTAGACTCTATTTTTATTTTACTAGACTTTATTGCTTTTTCAAAGTTATATTCGTTAATTTCTCGTATTAAATAGGTCTGACTATTTTTAGCAAAATGTTGTCGCTCGGTTTCCTCTAAAAAACATTGCGTACATATTAAATGAACATTACTATTTAGTATGGTATTATAATTTATATAACTGTCATCATCAATATTTAAATCTCTATATGGCGGAGGATTTATAAATCTTTTAAATTGATAAGCCAATTCGTTTTGATTTGCTTGAATTTGTGGAAAATTGTTATAAGGTATAGGATTTGTAGAATTAGCATATAGCACATCTTTAATTGTATATAATTCCATAATAGGTCTTAATGTAAAATCAATAACCAACTCACTATATTGTAAGCATATTAATGGAAACGCCATTAAAGACGACATAGAAAACCAACTATTTATTGGTATATATAAATTATATTCTCGTATTGATGGTTCAATATTGCTTATATCAGGACTAATATTATAAATATTAAACGCACTTGGATAATTATTATTTCTATTATTGTAATTAGCAGGATCATTTAATTCGTTAATATTTCCTGTCATTTTATCAAATATTGCTTTTTTATGCGCGTCATAATCCCGTTCTACAATATTTTGTAAGTAATGACCACTAAATTTCTGTATTGTTGCTCCGTCAATTGTTATATTAACTTCTTTAATCATTTGACAACCAATATTTTTAATCCATTTAAACTCATATGGTCTATAATCGTTATTATGTTTTAAAATAGGACTCCATATTTTGGGTAGTTTTACTACTAAATAAGTATCCATTAGTAAATCTCCATAGCGTAAAATTTTAAAACTATACTTAGTAATTTTAGTTATATCTAACTCGGTTTGCCCTACTTGATCAATTCTAAATTTTTGTAATCCAAAATTAGTATATTTAGCATACGTTGATTTAAAAAAACTTTTAGTTGGATTACCTGTTAGTATAATATTTTGATTTCCTAGCGCTATTAAGTTTAACAATCCACCTGCCATAATAGTAATTAATATAACATTATACTTTTTATTTATGTTATAATATATTTTAATTTTTATATAGTAATTAAAATATATAGTAATTATAATTATTATGGGAGACAATGCTTTAAACGCAACAAAAACAAAAGCTTTAATAACTAACCTTTCTAAGTCAATGACAGGATTTAATTTAAGCGAATCACGTATTGACATAATAGTGTTAATAGTTTTTGCTTTTGTATTAATTGGATTGATTATTTGGAATTCTGGTAGATTAGGAATGGTGGAAAATTCACGTAAAAAATTAGAAAAACTTTATCCCAATCCAACAAACGAGTCTTATTTTAATGGTCCAAATAACATTAAACCAAGTGCCATACCATTATTTGATAATTCAAATAGTACATTAATTAATTATTATGTTAAAAGCGCATACAATTGTTGCTGTGGAGATGGATATAAAAATAATTTTGTTGACTTATATGCTTTAGAAAAAGTAATTGGCAATGGTTGTAGATTCTTGGATTTTGAAGTTTATTCGTATAATAATGATCCTATTGTTGCTTCTTCTACGGCAGATAGTAATAATATTAAAGAAACATACAATGCTTTATTATTAAAAGATGTTTTGACTAAAACAACCGAGACTGCTTTTGATGAAACTAAAACAATATGTGCCAATGACCCCTTAATATTGAATTTTAGAATAATGAGCACAAATTTAACTATGTTAGAAAAAATAGGTGATTTATTTGAAGAATATTTAGATAGAAGTATCAATTCAAATTTTTCACTATTGAAAGGTTATAAAGATAGTGGTATTAAAAATGTTAAAATGAAAGATTTATACAGAAAAATAATTATTATTTGCGATTTTAATCCTAATCCTAACATTATTATAAATACAAAATTAGAAAAATTGGCAAAATATATTAATTTGAAAGGTAAAGGATTGGATTGTAAAACTTATAGATATGACAACATCGTCGCTAAAGGGCAAAATAATAGTAATTTTATACAAGAAACACAAAGATACTTTACAATAGTGTTGCCCAATGTTTTAGATAATTCAATAGACAACTTTGATTATAGTATTTCTTATACAAGCGGATGCCACGCAATTTGTATGAAGCATCAAAACTTAGACACTAATTTACAAACTTATAATAGCATTTTTTCGGGTACTAATAAATTTTCTTGGAAACAGAAAGATCAGGCATTATTAAATATTGCGCCTGATCCTA